CAACCTTCGGATTTTGACAAGCAATTTGACTTGTTAAATAAGACCGTACAACAAGAGATATTTGTCGCACACAAGGTCAACTCTCCAATGCTATTTGGAGTTCGTGTAGAGGGACAATTGGGTGGTCGTAGCGAGTTGATTGAAGCCTATGAGATGTTCCACCACGCCTACATTGAACCACGTCAACAAAAGATTGACGATACCTTCGCTTATTTGCTTGAACCAATCGCATCGGTGAAGTTGGAAACCATCAACAAACCACCAATCGGATTGGATTATCAGGCTTTGTTTACCGCTGGAATCATCACCAACGAAGAAGCAAGGAAAGAACTTGGATTGCCATCAATATCAAACGTACAAGTGACATCATCTCTCAACGATGCAATCAATGCCTTGAGTCCTTTGGTTGCAAACAACGTCCTTTCAAATATGACCGTAAACGAAAAACGTCAATTGGCTGGACTTGCTCCAATACCCGGTGGAGATTCACTTGGTTCGTCACCAGTTGCGTTGTCAAAACAAAATCCCTTCGGATGGGATGACGAACGTGACATCAAGGTGTTCCAATCACACGGAGAACCAGCGGAGAACTTTGAAGCGTATACTTTTGAATTTGTGGATGCCGTTGAAACTGCCATCTTGAACGTGTTAAAAGAAAACAAAGGTCTTCAAGTGGGTGACATCGTGAACATCACCAAACTGGATGCAAAAGTTGTTGCAGATGCAATTGCTAAACTTGCCAAAGCGGATTTGGTGAAGTCGTACGAAGACGGATTGGAAACAACACCCAAAGGAGTTGAAGAAGTTAAGCGATTACAAACTGAAATCGTGGTGAGATACAAGTATGGTTTGGCTGCCGGTATTCAAGGAGCATTGGTAATTGATACCACTCGTGATTTTTGCAGACAAATTGCAGAAAGTAACCGTGTGTATTCACGTGAAGACATCAACGCTATGTCAACACAACTTGGATACGATGTGTGGAAAAGGAGAGGTGGTTGGTATCACAACCCAACACTTGATGTGAACACACCACAATGCAGACACATATGGGTTCAACAATTATTGAGGAGGATTAAACGATGACAAACTTTGTATACTTCATTTCAACCACTTTTTTGAAGGATCAAACCCCTTTAAACGAGAATGTTGACGATAAACTTTTGAAATCAGCCATCAAAGAAGCTCAAGAAATTTATGTGCGAGACGTGATTGGTTCAGGCATTTACAATGAGTTGCAAGTTCAGGCTTTCGCTGGTACTTTGACTCAATTGAATACAACCCTTTTGGACTCATACATTGCACCTTGCTTGAAATACTACACGTTGACCGAAGCGATGCTTCCTATGACGTTTAAATTGATGAATAAGAGCGTAGCAAGTAGGGAGAGTGACAACGCTCGTGCAGTATCCGTGGAGGAAATGACAATGATTGAAGGCAGATATCGTGACAAAGCGGAATACTATGCCAACAGATTGAGAGATTATTTGCGGACATACACCAATGACTATCCATTGTTCTTGAATCCAGGCTCTACCTTTGACACCATTCGCCCAAAGAACACAGCGTTCGTTGGTGGTATTTATCTTCCCACATCACAAGATTGTTTTTGGAACTATGACTTCCCCCACGAGAACGAATAAATGGCAAAAGAACAACGAAGCCAAACTTCTCAAATTTCTCAAAAATGACACTAAACCAAATAATCAAAAAGATTCAAACCGCAGCGGAAAGCCATAAGATGGTTCACAAATTCTCTGTTGGTCAACAATCAAATTTGACCGTTGAGAATGTGGAGTATTATCCTTTGGTTTGGTTGTATCCTGATGGCTTCAATTTGACATCTACCGGGAACTTGTTGACATACAACTTTGCATTGTTGGTGATGGACAGAGTATTTGAAAGTGAATCAAACACAATTGAAGTCCTTTCCGATACTGCCCAAATAATGACCGATATCTTCGCTTTGATTGAGGACAACACTCAAGACGATGAAGATTTTGAGATTGTCATCAACGGCAACGCTTCACCATTTTACGATTCAAAAACCGACATCCTCGCTGGGTATGCAATCAACTTCCAAGTCCTCACTCCTTATCTTCACAATACTTGCGTTGTTCCTGTTTAGTTGGCTATGGGCGTTTTTCAACTATGAAGAACCAGTTCGATACGTCAAACCGTTAAACGTAGAACTGCACGAGCGAATCATTGAAAAAGAGAAGATCAAACGAATCACACTACTGAAAGAGCTGAACCATTATGATACGATTTTTCTTGATACTTTTGACGCTACTTCTCACGGACTTGAAGGGGCAATCAATCTCCATAGATTCTGCGACACTTCGCTCGGCGAATAGTTATCTCGTCAAGGGAGCAATCGCAAGGCAAAAAGTAGGGCAATTGATGAAGATTGTCCACTCGGATTCCATCATCATTGCCGAACAAGATTCAGTCATCACCAAACAAAAGGTAAACATCGCATACTTGAACGATGAGAATGATTCACTTGTTAAGCAAAATAAAGCCATTACAAGGACTTTAAAGTTATTTAAGAGTATCAGTATAGGTTTAGTTGTTTTAACGCTTGTGGGATGGCTACAATAGACCTGAACAAATTACCCGATGCGTTGGATACTTACTTAGGTGATGCATCCGAAGGATCACTCCTTCAACAAATCATCGTTGATTGGTGGAACAAGAAGGTGATTCCGCCGATTTGGGCAAACCTTGACAACAAAAACATCAACGCATCATCCGTGTTGAGACAATCTTTTGTCCCAGGTACTATCACCAAATCACCCACATCCATCAACACCATTCTTCTCGCTGAGGACTATTGGGAATTCGTGGAATACGGAAGAAAGCCAACAAGAAATGGTCACGTTGAAGGCACACCATATCTGTGGCAGTCAATCAAAGAATGGATTGCATTCAAAGGAATCAAACCACCACAAGAGATGACATACGATTCACTCGCCAAAGCCATCGCCAACAAGATTCACAGAGTCGGAACAAAGCCACAACCATTCCTTGAGAGTGCGTTTACCGAGTCCATACAGATGGAATTGGTCAATGAATTGAATGCACGATTTGGTGATTTGATATTCTCCGAAGACATAAAAATCTAATTAAAAGTAAAATATATTTGTTTTATTGAAAGTTTTGTTGTTGATTTGTAATCGTTATGGATTACAACAAAGCAATTGAGATTATCAAACTAAAACGCAGACAAGGACTTTTTCAAATTGTCGCACGTAAAACTGGAGTATCACTTCCAACCGTTAGAAAGTATTTGGTAGAGGGAAACATTGTTTCTCCAAAAGCCAAAGCCGTCATTGAGATTGCATTGAGGGAGGTGAACAATGATTGAAGCAACAATCAATGGGTGGATTCTCACAATCGGTGGGGATAGATATGTCTACATTGACAAGCAAGTTGATGACTATCTTTTGAACAATCACTTTGAAGAACTTGAACCGTATATGATCAAGCGTGATGTGTATTTCGGTGGATGCGTTGAGACCAATTTGGTCGGCATTGAAACGGAGCGTTTCTTCTATTTAGAACCCGACAAGTTTACGGTGTTATTTATGCTCGGACACAAAACAAATTTCCTATGAATAAATCAGAATCAATTAAAAACATTGCTGGTGCTTTGGTAAAATTCCAAGCATCGGTGAGCAAGGTAGCAAAGGAAGCGAACAATCCTTTCTTCAAGAAAAAGTATGCGTCATTGGCGAACATACTGGACACCATCCAAAAGCCATTGAGCGAATGTGGTTTGGCAATCAGTCAGTTTCCTGATGCAGATGCACTCACAACAATTATCGTTCACTCCGATTCGGGCGAGTGGATGGAGTCATCCTATGTGATGCCGGTAGTCAAACAAAACGATCCACAGGCAATGGGTTCAGCCATCACCTACGCACGGAGGTATGCTCTCGGTTCAATCTTAAACCTGAACATTGACGATGATGACGATGGTGAGAAAGCAATGGGTAGACAACTTCCAAAGCGTGACGAACTCACACCAAAGCATCCAAGTTGGGCGAAGGCAGTTGAACACTTGAAGACGGGCGGACTGATGACCGACATCACCAGCAAGTTTGATGTATCTCCAGCCAATCAAAAACTTTTAATTGGTGAGAAATGAATAACACACATCCAGTTATACACACTTCTTTGAACGAAGAGGATTGGCAACAATTAAGAAGCTCACGTTTTACTGCAAGTGAAATTCACAAACTGATGGGTACTCCGAAGAACAAATCGGAGTACCTCACAGAAACTGCGAAATCATTTGTGTTTGAGAAGGCAGCGGAGTACCTGACTGGAGCGAAGTCCGAAATCTACGGACGTGCATTGGATTGGGGCAAAGAACACGAGAAAGAAGCCTTCCACTACTTCTCACAACAAACGGACGAGTTCTTCACCTACTACGGAGCAGAGACATACACCTTCATCACCTATGGAGAATGGGGTGGGTATTCACCTGATGCACTCGGTGGGCAATTAGTAGAGATCAAATGTCCTTTTAATTCAGGCAATCACCTTCAAAACTTTTTCATCACCAACAACGAGCAACTCAAGAGCAAACGCACGGAATACTTTTGGCAGATGCAGATGGGGATGATTGCAACCGGGTTGGAAGAGGGTTTGTTTGTGTCCTACGATCCACGAATGCCCATCGGAAAGAAGCTCACAACCACTCTCATCACTTTGGAGGAGGACATCCAAGAAATGATTGACGAGAAGTTGAACTACGCTGGAGAACTATTTTTGTCAATCACAAAATAAAACGTCCATTCACAAAGCCAATAAGAAAATAAATTTGCATAAGTGAAAAAAAGGTTGTTAGTTTGAAGGACTAAGAAACAAACTATGAAAAACGACTTCACATTGAACTTCGGTAAATTTAAAGGACAACAATTTTTGTCTACCCCTATTTGGTATCAAACTTGGCTGCCAAATCAATCTTGGTTTAAAATGCCAATACAACTTGACGCAATGCAACAAGCTCAAAAATCAATTTCTAAATTGTCTAATTCTTTGCGAAATTGGGATGGCTATTCTCAAAGAGGTGCTGCAATTGAAGGTCAGCTTTTTGAGGCAGAGATGAGGATTGAGAATTTATTGTATTGCGATTGTGGCAATCGCAAAAATACAAACGAAAAAGATTGCGGTTGTGGCGGGATTTGGGCAATTTAATTTGAATAAATACACCAACACGGGGGCGTAATTGCCCCCTTAATTATACAATTATGGCACTTGACATCATCTATCCAATTATCTTGACTCCCATCGCATTTGCGGTGGGATACGGAATCCACGCATTCCGCAAGTCAATGAAGCAAGAAATTCCCGAAGCCAAACCATACGAGTTTGAAAGGGACGAGTACAATCCTGACTTTGACCAATTCAGTCAGGCGATTTACAACCACAAATTCTATAAAGGAAAAGCAAAATAAAACTATGAAACAAATACAATTATTTGACCAACTGCCTGAGAGTGATTTGGAAATCCTAAAAAAGGCAATGACAATTTTGAACCGTTACTTTGACATCAACACAAAGCCAAAGAGCAAGAGACCAAACAGAGTGGTTCACAGAACTACTCAATTGTGCCTGGATGAAATCAAGTCCGTTTACGGATATGAATGGGTGTACAGACAAGATGAGGTATTTCTTGACATTTGCCACAAGCATCGCAAATTGGATGTATCAAATCTCATCCGCAAGTATGTTGAACTCAATCGCATTGAGGTTGTAAAAACTAACAACAAGAATCAAAACATCGTTAAATTTCGGTTTTTATGATAACCTACATAATCTTGGGCGGTGTGACTGTCCTTCTCGCTTACCAGTTGCGTAGGCTTGAGAAAAACGCTGAAGAGCTACAACAAGAAATCAACAAACGGAATCGCACCATTTGGGATTTGGAGACCGAACTCTTGACAATTAGATCAACCATCCAGCAAGGGAAAGACGATTTGAACCAAGCGAAGATGACAAGCGAAAAAAGAATCGCTGAGTTGGAGGACAAAATTCAAACTTGGAAAAACCAATTTACAGAGTTAAAAAATGTTACAGGCAAGGGTAGTAAAGGCAACAATTAACTCTATTTGCAAGTGGCGGGTATACTTCGCTGGAGAACTACTCGCCACCTTTGAGAGTGAACAAGATGCACACGATTACGCAAAGTTTATAAACGAGCAATGAAGACACCAATTGACCGCTTAGTTGAACACATCCGCAGCGAGTATCCCGATTTGGATATCTCTCCGCACTTGATTTTCAACTTCAAACAACTTGAAAAAATGGAACAACAACTGGCATACAATGCCGGGTTTGCAAACGCCAAAAAAATCTACAATGAAAAAGGATAGACAAGCACAAGCCTGGGCAGTTGCCATCCTTCGTGAGGACTTCAAACAAACTTGGAGAGAGATAGAACAACGAATGGGATTCAGCCAATGCAAAGCACGTTACCTATACAAGCTAATCAAACCACTATGAACCGAACAAAAGAAATCGTCCACGGATTGTTGGAAAAACATCCAGCGACAAGAGACAATGACAATCTCCTTTGCTCATTAATTTGGAGACAAGAATCAAACCTATTCAACTTCTTCGCACGGTTGGAATCAGGTAAACTCACATCGCCCGAAACCATCCGCAGATGTCGGCAAAAGCTACAACGTGACAATCCAACTCTTCGTGGTGCGTTGTATGATTTACGGCAAAATCGCCAACGAAAAGTATTGAAAGATTTGGGATATAATGTTTGATTGATTATATTTGTAGGGTTAACGAGAAGGTTGCAGTTTCTCAAAGTTAAAAGATTTTTACCCTGTTGGAATAGTCGCACTGCAACTGCACTATTTCGATGGGGTTTTTTTATTTATGAAATTTGAAACAAAAACACGGATTGAATTGAAATGGGTAGTGATTAAAATCTACCGAAATGGTGAGTATTATTTTACTTATGATTTCCTAATTGACAACGCAAAAATGATGTTGGATGAACACTTACCAACAAAGCGATGGGCAACCGAAAACAACCTGATTGAAATACGGAATTCAATCTCACAACAAATTAATCTTAATTAGTATGAGCAAAGATCCGGCATTCTTATTTTACTCATCGGATTTCTTGACTGGTACTTTGCTGATGTCAATGGAGCAAAAAGGGAAGTTTATCACTTTGCTTTGCATCCAGCATCAAAAAGGACATATGATTGAAAAAGATATGTTACAGATATGTGGAACATATGATGAAGATATATTCAGTAAATTCAAGAAAGACAACGATGGCAAGTTCTACAACGAGAGATTGAAAGAAGAG